CGCTTCAACCGCCTTTGCCTCATCCTCTGCCGCCTTTTCCTTTTCGCGTTTCCGCTTTTCGGCGGCTGCCTGTTCTTCTTTGCTTAGATCACCCGACGTTTTGCGCCGCCGGGCTATTTCCGCCTTTGCCGCGTCGGTGCCTAATTTTCCAAGTTCGGCAATAGTTAGTTTGGTAATGTCCGTTTGCTCTTTCAGGCTTTTCGGGTCAACCAAATTAAGAACCGACGTTTGCGCCGGACGGTCAAGGGCAAACACCTGGTCGAATTGCTTTCCGACCTCATCCAATTCCGACCGCAAAGATTTTAGTTGCTCCTCCTCTTTTCGGATTAAAAATGCCCGATCCTGAAATGAAAAACCGCCCTCATCCTGTTTACGGCGAAGTTCTGCTAACGATAATTCTTTCGCCACTATGCGCCCTGCTACCTCTGCCTGTGCCGTTGCCTTTGCCCGTGCGGCTGCCCCGCGTACAATCTCATTGGTTAACTCCCGCTGAATGACCGTTAGTTGCGCGGTTGATTGTTTTTCCAGGTCTATGCCCTGCAAGTATTCCGGGTACTGTTCATTCAGGCGCTTAATTGCCGCCGCCCGTTCATCCTGGCTTGCTGTGCTGTCTTTCAGTACGCCGATTGACGCATTCAGCGCGGCTACTTCTTTTGCGCTCGATTGCGCTATTTCTTCCTGTGCATCGGCTACCGCCCGCGTTGCCTTGTCGGCGGCTGAAAGATTGGTGTTATATATTTCAATGGCCTTTGTTACGGCGTATATCCCGGCTACAATGGCCAACAGGGGGAGTGCCTTTTGGGCAGCGGCTAAGAAGTTGGTTGCGACAGTTTGGGCCTGCGTGGCGACCGTTTGCGTAACCGTTGCCGTTGTTTGCGCCGTTATGCCTAACGTTGTTACTTTCGTAATCGCGCTAATTTCGGCCATTACAGCGGCCAATTTTTGTCCCGGCCCGGTGAACGCCAATAGCGCTAATCCGAGCGCCTTAAATTCGGTAGAGTTTTCAGATATAATTTTCAGCCCTTCGCCCAATATCGTAACTAATCCGGTCACCGCCTTTGCCACTCCCTCGATAGCATCCTGCGCTCCCTCGCTGGCAATAAGGTTGACAATCGAGTTTTGTAGTTTGGCGACCGCCGCCGCCGCGTTGTTGTTCTTCTTGTCAAATTCAGCGTACACGCTATCTGTTGCCTGTAAGGCAACGCCGCTTTCCTTGATCCGCAAGGTGAGTAGTTCGGTATTCCCGCCCAACTTACCTAATGCTTCGATAGCGCCCTGCCTGCCTATGCCAATATCATCCAACGTTTGCGCGAAGTTCTTTGTGCCGTCGCCGCCTTCGGCAATTGTTTTCGATACCAGGGCAAGCGCCCCAACCAAGTCCTTGTTTACCAGTTCCGCGAAATCTTCGGTTTCCTTTTTGGAAAAACCGAGCGACTTTGCGAACACATCCGGCGCTCTGGCAATTTCAATCAATAGGCTACTGATTGCCGTTGCGCCCCGTTCCGGGTTAATGTTCAATTCTGCCAAAGCAGTCGAAAGGCCGAATATTTCCTCCGTTGTTACTCCCAAAGGGATTGCTGTGCCTGAAATCCGGTTAACAAACTCCGCAATGGTTGGAGCGGTTGCGGCCCCTTGCGCTTCCAGGAAGTTGAGCGCATTACCTAATTTCAGCACATCGCCCGAAACGTCATCCGTGCGGAAATCGGTAAGCACATTGCGAAGTCCGGCAATAACGCGGGTAATTTCTTCAACCCCGCCGAATTGATCCCCCAGGGAGACATTCAGAACGTCTACCGATTCTGTGAATGTTTCGAGTTGATTGTTGGCAATGCCTAATTGCCCGCCGATTTGCGCTATCTGTAATTGATCGACAAGGCTTGTTCGGGTGTCCCGAAATTCGAGGGTATCGGCAAGTTTTTGCGCCTCCGCCGTCGTTATCCCGGCTGTTTTGGCAACGTCGGCTATGCTGTCGGAAATACGTGTATTAATGCCGATTATTTCACCCAGGCTTGCACCGATACCCAACGCGGCGAACGCCTGCCCAATCCCGTTTAATGCGCTGCGATAGTTCCCGACATTGCCCGTAAAGCGCCCAATTGACTGTTCAACGCCGTCAATTTCGGCCTTAACGTTGCGGGCGTTTTTGATAAGGCTTTGCCCAAATTGGCTTTTGCGCTCTTCTGCCGAAAGTTGTGCAACGGCCTGCGACAGTTTGGAGTATTCCAGGCGTAACCCGGCCAAACTATCTTTCGGAACCTTTAGCGCGTTCATTTCGCGGTTCAGTTCCTTTTGCTGTTTATTCAGTTCGGTTAGTTCCCGCCGGTTTTTCGACAGTTCCGCCGCTATTTGCGCGAACCGTTCCGGCCCCGGATTTTGGCGTATCTCTTTATTTAGATCACGGATTGATTGCCGTGTCTGTTCGATGCGAGCGGTTAGCCCGACATCTTGAACAACAAGTTCAAATATTACCTTTTGTGCCATTTACCGGGTTGCTCCAGCCGGTTTTATCTTTTTCAAAAGTTGGTCTAAATTGAACAACGTAAACACTGCCTCTTTGGTCGTTAATTTGATGCCCCTGTGAAGATATTGCACTTGCAAGAAGTATGCAAATAGAGAGGCTTCGCCTTCATCCGCGCATTCCATAATTGTCTCAAATCCGTTTGAATTTTCCATTGCACGGCTGCCGGCGCTGTTGTAATGGAAAACCTGTTGTTCTTCGCTCCACTCTAATTTTGTCATGCTGCTATTTTGTAAGGTTCCAACCTAATGTCATCGCCAATTATCAAATCAACTACCCGGCCCGATTCGGTGCCGATTAAGTCGGTCAACAGGGGCAAATATTGTTCCAGCGTGTTTTTAACAAACCCCGTCCGGCGTCCGTTCGAGGAAAACGCATAACTACCCCGCGACGGCATCCCTTCCCGTTTGTGTTTCTTCGCTGTGGCAAACGCGGCGCTCAATGCTTCCCGGCTGCCCAAACCCCGAAGGGTGAAAAACCGGACAAGGCCCTGAATGTATTTTGATGTTCCGCCCCCGCCTTTTCCGTATGGTATCCGGTTGGCCGGTACGCCAAACTCCATTACCAAACCGTAATCTAAGGCCGTCATTACCGCCGTGATCGTATCGCCTTCAACTTTCACCTCATATTGAATAGACTTTTCCAGCGCCCCGGTAAGCCGGTGCCCCTGTGCCTGCAATTCAGCAATAAGCCGCTTTTGCAGGTCGGTCATTGCCGCACGTATGGCGGTAGTTAGTTTGTCAGTAACGGTTGGCATATCATTAGTACATCTTCTGTGATAGGCATAATTAACACGTTTTGCATCCCGCCTCCTGCGCCAACACGCCAAAGTCGGTTTCGGTGAAATTCCATTCGGTTTCAGGGCAAGCGTTGACGGCAAAGCGAAGATTAACCGCCGTGCCGTATATGTTTTCTGCCGACCGCTCCACCCGGAAAGTAGGCGCTTCGGCGTTGTACTTTTGCGATGCGGTCAAAATTGACGGGGCAACCGGGACGGCATCGAATCTTTGTGCGGCAATACCCTGCGCAATGAAGTCAGAATTTGCCCACACCGCCGCGCCGCCGTCCACCTGGTAACCGCGTGTATTATTCACATACCGAAGCGATGAAAGCAGCATCGTTTCGGTGCCAAAATAAATTTCGTTCACCGTCCTTGCTCCACACCCTACACACTTCCTGCCGTCCTTATCGTCTACCCAAACATCCAATACACCTACCTGAACACTTGAAATAATTACGCCGTTGCCGCCAATGGGGTTGATCATTGTGCTTTCGTTCTCAAAAGCATATAACAGCGGGAACTCCCAAACAATGCTATTCGGGTTGTACGCCTTTTCATGCCAAAGACGCGACCAAAAGAACGGCTTATCCTTGTCGCAAATCGTTGCGCCCAGGTTAGGCGTCGAAATTTCAACCGCCATCGACTTTTGCAGAACCCGCCACGTTTGCAACTGATTGCACTTCAATTCATGCCGGGGGTAGAACCGGACAGAATCACGGAAGGCGGCGTATATGTCAGTGAGTAGGACGTTCATTGTTTGCCTTAATTTGAATCATTACTTTCTCGTACTGCTTTGCCTTAATTATCCGCTTTCCAGTATCCGTAAGGCGTAGCGCCTCGGTGAAGTTTAGTATTTCGACTGTCATAAATTTGCATTTTCCATACTGATAAACCGAACCACATCAACAAAATTCGCCCGCTTCATTGCTTCGACGGCACTTTTACCCGCTTCGACATACCAACCCCTCTCAAGGAGTTTGAGGTAGATTTGCCTGTGTCCGATTTGCTCAAAGACTTGCTCGCTGTGGGCGATTGCGGCGTTGAACGCTTCCTGTTCGGCTTGCCTCGCCTTGCTATCCTTTGAACGAGGTCTAAAGCGTGGTTGGTTAAAGTACCAATGGCAGCGCCCGTCACCTCGGAGGGCCTCATCAAACTTGCTAAAAAAAAATCTATGTCTAAGGCGGTGCCAGTGTCTACACCATTGCCGCCGTGAATATCGGCGAAATATTCGGTCCTGGCATTTATGAAGTTTTCGACTTCGCTTTCCCCATACGGCAGCCGTTCTCCGTCTTTCAATGCCAGCACAGATAACAGGTTAAGGTAGTACGTGTACAACCCTGACCCGTCCGGGTCTTGCGTCGTTTCAACCATGCGCTTAGCGATGCGCCGTATTTCGTAGGCTTCAATCATTTGCCCCGTTTCGACAACCGGCAATAATGGCAGGGCCGAAAGTGTTTGAACGCCGATAATCGGCACAGTGTACCGCTCCCCTTTGTAGTCGAAATAACAATCTTGCGGCGTCCGTATTCGCGCCTGAAACGTGCCTACCAAGTTGGCTATCCACACATATAGCGATTGCAGCCCGCCGGATGGAATGTCGTCCGTGTTTCCGTAGTGGGCATCTAATACGCTATTCAGCGGAACGCCGAAAAATTCACCGACACACTTTGCCAGCACCCGCGCTACGTTGATCTCTCCGGCCTCTAATTTCTCTTTGTCGTGTAGCGGCTCCTCTGCCTTAACGAAGTCGATATACCGATTCAACGGCACCTCATACAACGAACGGTACATCGGCAGTTCTGCGATGATTGTACCGTCCGGCTTTTTCAATTGTATTTTGTCGCGTACGTCGGTCATTTCTTACGCTGTTTCAACATTGCCGCCTTTTGTGCGCCGCTGTCGGGCATTTCGTCTTCCGTTACGCCCAGGCCAATGAGCGCCGCCGTGATCCGGCCTTCGCCGAACATTTCCAAGATTGCGCGGGGCTTCATAACGGCGATAGTTTCGAGGTCGCTGTCTGAAATTGGCGCATCATCCCCCGCAACAGGATTTTGACTTTTTGGCTTTTCGCGCCGTTGCCGGGGCGATTGGTGTTCTTGCACTTCTTCCAGGGGGAGCAACACCTCCACGGCGTTGGGCTTTGGGGCTAACTTCTCCCCCAATTTGGCTTCGGGGGATTTAGGGTGTACGAATTTGCGAAGGCTGCTTTCGGATACCGGCGCTGGTGTCGGCTGTTTCGATGCGATGTTCTTTGCCCGGCGCTTTTCATTGGCGGCGTTGACGCCCGCCGTTGCCCAATGCCGTTGCATCCATACGGCTAATTCACGCGCTAATGGATGATTCGGCCCGCCACTCAACCCAATTGCATAGTCATATACCTGTGCAATGTGTTCGAGGGATTCTTCTTTTGTTAGTGCCATGTTGTTTGTTTTACCCGGCCCGCATTTGACGGGCGCGACGTTGTTTCTGTTGTGGTAGGTCAAATATTGCCCGCATCGAAAAACAGTCTGCTAAGTCAGGGCTTCGCCCGATGCGGTCTTTAATTTCTTCTTTTGGAATTATCTGGTACTTGCCCCCGTCCGGTAGGTCTTTTCGCCGGATTGCGCGCAATTCCTGTGCAAGTACGCTTTGCAAATGTACGCTTTTTGTTGAAAAACCGGCCTCACAATCATTGACCTTTTGCGCGGCGAAGTGGTACGCCTGTGCCCGAAGGTTTCGGAATGCCGGTTTGGGCATCAACTTCTTTTGCAGGTCGCTTTTGTCGTCGTTATCTTCGAGGGGTGAATTTGCTCCTACAAACGGCATAGCGGAGCGAAGGAACCCGCGAAGCCCGATACCAACACCCCCGGCATCAAACGCGCAACGCTGTCCAGGTATGCCATACTCGGACGCAACGTTTTGTATTTGCCGCACCACTACGTCTCCCTCGCTTTTTGCCAGCAAACGAACGTCGATCACGTTCCAGCCCTCCCATACCATTATCACGAATTGGTCAACGCCTGAAAAGGCAACGTCGGCAGTCAGGTATCGCGTCGGGCTTTTTGGTAAAAATGTGCCGTTGGTAAACAGGTCCTCAATTGAATCATCCCGAAATAGCCGCGTCGCCATGTCATCAAGGCTGCCCCATTCCCCCATGCCGTAAATGGCGTATTCATCCGGGTTTGTCCGTTTCAGTATTTCGTATTGGTCGTGCGTTTCTTTCGGTAGGAAGTGGTTATCCCGGTACGTTGTTTTCAGGGCGAAAACGTCGAACTCATTACCGGCAAAGAAAAGGCGATGAATCCAATTTTCTTTTGCAACCGGGTTAAAGGTGAGGTAAATGTGATTGCTTGCTTTGTTGCACCTCAAACGCCTGTCCAATTCGGTAAAGTCTGTTTCGGTAACGCTGCCCCGGCGGTCTATCGGCTCCTCAATCCAAATGTCTGTCAGGTCAGGGATTGACTTCAATTTGTCCACATCATCCAACCCGCCCGACATTAGGATATTTCCGTTAAGCAGGCAGGTTATATCCATATCGGATTTGTTGACCTTAAAAAACTGGTCAAACCTGTAACGCCGTATTAAATCCTGAAAAAGGGCGAATTGTGAATCGCGTACCGTTACCTGGTATTTCCGGCAAAACAACCCTCTGAAATAAGGTTGTCGCATAGCCTTCAAAAGTAGTTCCGTTGCCGTGACATCGCTTTTCCCGCTTGCACTGCCGCCGTAGCGGATTTGTATGCGTTCAGGTCGGTATAGGTGAGGAAGATAAACGTCATTTATTGCAACAGGGTAGCCGCCGCCGGATATTATACCGGCAATTAGTTTTGAATCGGCAAGCGCCCGGCTTGCTCTAATCCTACTTATTTCCGGTAGCGTCTGCGTTGCCCCCATTTAGAATTTGCTGCATGGCGTCTAATTGTTCGTCTGTCAACTCCCGATCATTTACCGTAACGTTTTGCATGGTAACGTCTACGTTTTGCCGTGACTTCCCATGGGCCCGGTCTAACATCTCCCGCAATATGTCCAGCGACTTTTTG